CTAATGCCAACACATTGGCAAACCACAAATGGAATTATGCAACGTAATCGTCGTATTGGAACATCTTTAACTGGTATTGCATCATTTGCAGATACAAAAGGTATGCCAACTGTTCGTGATTGGATGGACGAAGGGTATAAGAAAATTAGACAATATGATCATTCATATTCAGAATGGTTATGTGTACGTGAATCAATTCGTGTAACTACCGTCAAACCTTCAGGATCTGTTTCATTACTTTCTGGTGCAACACCAGGAGTTCATTGGGGTCCAGGAGGATCTTTTTATCTTCGTGCTATAAGGTTTGGCAATACAGATCCAATGGTACATTTATTTAAAGCAGCAGGGTATAAAATTGAAGATGATCTTGTATCAGCAAATACCTCAGTAGTATATTTCCCAGTAGCATCTGGACATCCTCGTTCTGAAAAAGATGTAAGTCTTTTTGAAAAGATTGGTTTGGCTGCTACCGCTCAAAAATATTGGTCTGACAATGGGGTGTCTGTAACTTTGTCATTTGATAAAGAGTCTGAAAGCAAACACATTGCTCCAGCACTACATATGTATGAAGGTCAATTAAAGGCAGTTTCATTTTTACCTATGGGTAATCAAACTTATCCTCAGCAACCATACACTCAAATAACGAAAGAAGAATATAACTCATATGTCGGAAAAATTGGTAAGATTGATTGGTCTGCTATCTATGATGGTAAGGACAATCTTGACGCAGAGTCTGAAAAGTATTGCTCAACAGACGCATGTGAGATTAAATTATATTAAGACCCATCCTGCTATAATAAGGCTATAGGAGAAATATGGCCAATCCATCAAATTTATACGCAGAAAAAATTTATTCTGAGCACCCACTAGTTCTTTGGGCGTTAGATGACAAACTTGACTATATAGGTTTGATATCCGAAGCACAAAGAAATATAGCAGATGATTGGACAGTCACAAATGCTACAGCAAGCGTTTCAACAACTTATTTAAAACAGCCATTTCCAAATAGTGTTTTAAATCTTATTCAACTTGATAATGCCCCACCACTAGAAACTTTAGAAGCATACTTTATAAGTGATACAATATTAAATTTTAATGATTTAGAGTCATCATTTGATACCTTTACTATAGGAACATATTTTTATTCAAACAGTATATTTATAGATAAAGTATCAATTGGCTATGAATATACAGATCCAGACACCCTAAGCATAGTTCAAAATTTAAAATCATTTACGAGTTGGCCATATCAAAGTTGGGGGCTTATATCTGAAACTTTTATAAAACCAGATTTAAATGTAGATTTCCGAATAGTATTTAAAATAACAATATTTGCAGGTTCTGGAGATCCAGTAGATAATCAATTTTATTTTAATGGAATCACTATTGGACAATGGAATGAAGAATTTAATGCTAATTCATACGGTGTTACTCCAATAACAATTCCAGCAGATATAAGTATTTATGGTGGACTAGAGGCAGTAGAAGCCCAGGCATACGGTATAGCAGAAGACTCTGGATATTACATTACAGAGGGAGGCCTTAAATGTAAAAATTCTGGTATGCCATTAGTTTATGGTGCAAGTGGTGTAACAAAACTAGAACCAAGTACAGATGCATCTTTAATTATTCCTGGTAAAGGATTTTTAAATCAAAGTGGTCAATATAATGATTATACAATAGAGTTTTGGACAAAAATAAATTCTAATACAGCAAATCCTAGAAAAATTTTTGGTCCAATAGCATCTAGTGATGGACTATATGTTGAAAATGGATTTTTGACTTTAGTTATTGGAAATCAGTTTGCTTCTCATTTTGTTGGTGAATGGTTTAGACCAATGCTTATTCATATAAGATTAATTAAAAATGCAGCATCTTTGCTTATAAATGGCGAAGAAGTTTTTTCGTTATCTATAAATACAGAAAATCTTGTATTACCAACACAACTAGATATTTATGGAAATAGCCAAGATTGGCTAGGGTTTTATGCTTATGCAGATGTTTATCCATTTGAACTTGACTGTATTGCTATATATTCTTACCAAGTTCCAATTACAGTAGCAAAACGTAGGTGGGTTTATGGTCAAGGTGTTGCTTCAGCAGAAGTAGTCAACGCATCCTACAGCGGAACAACTGCTTTTATAGACTATTCTTTTGCTGATTACACAGCAAACTATAACTATCCAGACTTTGCAAAATGGAATCAGGGTGCATTTGATAATCTTATTACAACCTCAACAAGCCTAAGAACTCCAGAATATATTTTGCCAGAAATTTTTATAGGAACAAAAACATTGCAAGAACTATATGAAGATAATAAGGATATACAAGATAATGAATCTGGTCCAGTAGTTGTTGATAAATTTTTATCTTTTAAGCCAAATAATTCTTGGAATTCAATAAACTCATATATAAACTTTCCTAAATTTAATTTACTTTCTAGCCAGGTAGAAAGTTTTTATGGAGTATTTAGTTCACACAATCTTGTTTCACAAGAAATATTATTTAAAATATATAATCCTATTACAAAAGATTATTTTATGATTATGAAAGATGGGGATGAAATTAAATATTCTTTAACTTATAACGGTATAAGTGAAATATTATTTACATCTGATCCAATTTTATCAAATAATTTTTTTTCGGTAGGACTTAATTTAACAGCATTGGTTAATGAATTTGGAAACAATGTTCCTGCATTTTTTGGAAATCAAAATGTTTTAAAAATGTATGTTTGTGGAGATGAATCTGAAGAATATAGTTTTACTGGAAGACTATACTCAATTGGTATTTCAACATCTAAAAATTATTCAAAAATATCAGAAAACTTTGATAGCAATGGTATAGTTTTAATTGAAAATGGGCAACAATTAATTAGCCATACGGCAAGTTATACTTTGTTACCTTCAGAAGCCTATAATAAATATTTTCTTGATATTGGGGTTGCTGGATATTGGGAAGACTATTTACCATTGTCATACTTTGGCCAATTTGTTAAAAATGCCCAAGGAGAAGATTTTTATGATTTAGATTTTTTACAATTTAATATTGGGTATCCAGAAGTAACAAATTTTTCTATAGACACTGTTGACGGAGGACTTTACAATGAAGCGGGAACTATTTTAAACGAAGGATTCTACAATACCTTAGAGTTTGAATCTACGTTTAATGGTGGTTTAGTAGAGGATGGCGATGAGTTTGAATATAATACAGAAAACTCTCAAATAAAAAGTTATGCAACTTTTCAATATTTAGTTGATGGTGCAAATATTCCAACAGCCTTTACAAATGAAAAAGCCCTCAATAAGTATAAGATAATTGATTTGTCAGAACACGCAGATTGGGAAACAACAAGGTTTGAAATATTAAATAATACACTTATTTATCCAGTAAAGAATATAGATTTTAATAAACTGGCAATTGTTTATAGTCTTGAATTTAATACCCGTGGTATTTTAAGTAAACCAATTTTATTAAACAGACTACAATTTTCTTCTCAGGCATTAAATGATAATTCTGATAATTATGTTGGAACTAGATTTGGAGCAGATTTAGTGCCATACAAGAAAAACGGAATATATTATAGTTATAAAAGTAAAAATCCATTTAGCATTTATAAAGAAAGTACACCATATTTATATCTAACAAAAAATTCTGGAATAGAAGTTCGTGGAAAACTAGATATATTAGAAAATCGTGGCTTATCGTTACCAATTAATAAAGAGTTATCTACAGATTATAGGGTAAGTGCTATACAATTATGGATGAAGTATGATCAAGAGACATTTCCGCTAACAGCAACGGAACTATTTGAAATTAACTATAATGGTGGCATCGTTAAAGTTTATTTTCAGGCAAATAGTCCAGATGCAAATAGGGGAAGGTTATTTGCTTTAAATGAAAAAAATATTGAGTATAATGGACTTGCATTTTATTTAAACGGCACAATTGTTCGTGAACCAGTTTTATCAATTAAAGAATGGTCTTCAATAGGAATTTCATTTTTAACACCACTGTCATTTAGTTCATATTTAGGAAATATTAATGTTACTGGACCAGCACTTTTTAATAATATTTCTTATTATAAAGCAAGTAGTTTGCAAGAAATTGAAAAGGTTACTAGAAGGCCTTGGTATAAGGTTGTAACTGATGGAGTTGGCACCCTTGATTGGCAATTTTGGCTAAATAATTTTACTTGGGATGGAGTTCTTATTTTAGGTTCATCACAATTTTATGGAATTAACCCTTCCGATATTTATAAAACCTACATAGGAACTAATAAGATAATTATTGATGATAATGAGGGTCTCGTATATCAGCCTGAAAAAATGAAAATATATACAGAAACAGAATGGTTAACCAACGTATCCATTCCACTATAATCTGCTATACTTGTGGTTATGGAATCACTAATTAATCCAAAAACTGGTCAACCCTATGTAAAAAATGTTCGTCGTAAGGTAATAGATAAGCATTATGACTGGGGTCTTTATGTATATAAAAAGTCTAATGGAAAATGGTTCACAGATAATACTGGTTCAATTTTAAATATTCCATCAGACCGTGGCGACTTATCTAAAATTGCAGAACTGCGAAAAGTTGCTATGCACTATGGCGACGATGGTGAAGGTAAGGCAATATTTGTTCCTGGGCTAACAAGAATTAGTGAAGAAGAGTATTCTGAACAAAAAGAAAGAATGAAAGAAGGATTAATTCCTTCAATGAATGATTTAGGTGCTTGGCATGCAGCACAACAAACATTAGATAAGTATGGAAAGGATGCTGTAAATGAGTGATGAACAAGAATACATTCGTGCAGGTCTAAATACACAAAATAAAGAAGAGAGTCCATTTAAGTATCAAGATCCATTTAATAAGAATTGGGATGATTTAAAAGATTATGCTGGGCTAGATCAAAATTTTCGTCGTAGAACAACTCGTAATTTATCAAAATATATTAGTCCAGAAACAAATCAAGCATATTTAAATGCAGCAAATGTTACACCATCTGGAGTAGATGCAGAATCAAAGGCTATTAATCCTGGAACGGTATATAGAAATGGTTATGGACTATTTGATGTAATCACACCTCCATATAATATGTATGAGTTAGCCAACTTCTATGACACATCATTTGCCAACCATGCTGCTATTGATGCTAAAGTAGAAAATGTTGTTGGCCTTGGATATCGTTTTGATATTTCAGATAGAACATTGTTAAGGTTTGAAATGAATGAAGATCAGGCAGCAGTAGATCGTGCTCGCAATCGTATTGAAAGAGCCAAAATTCAACTACGTGATTGGTTAGAAAGTTTAAATGACGATGATAGTTTTACAAAAACGATGGAAAAGGTTTATACAGATCTTCAAGCAACTGGTAATGGGTTTATTGAAGTAGGTAGAACCGTTGCGGGAGATATTGGATATGTTGGGCATATTCCAGCAACTACTGTTCGTGTGCGTCGCCTACGTGATGGATTTATTCAAATTATTGGTCAAAAGGTAGTTTATTTTAGAAATTTTGGAGCAAAGAATCCAAATCCTATGGGAACAGATCCAAGACCAAATGAAATTATTCATCTTAAAGAATATTCACCTTTAAATACATTTTATGGTATTCCAGATATTGTTGCAGCAATGCCATCTTTAATTGGAGATCAGTTAGCGTCTCAATATAATATTGATTATTTTGAAAACAAGGCAGTGCCAAGATATGTTGTAACCCTAAAGGGTGCAAAACTATCAGGAGATGCTGAAGACAAAATGTTTAGATTTTTACAGACTGGACTTAAGGCTCAGTCACATAGAACCCTATATATCCCACTTCCTGGTGATACTGATGGAAATAAAGTTGAGTTTAAAATGGAGCCAATTGAAAATGGAATTCAGGATGGATCATTTAAAGAATATCGTAAACAAAATCGTGATGATATTTTAATTGCTCACCAAGTACCTATTTCAAAACTAGGCGGAGCAGATTCTGCAGGCACTGCAGCAGCACTTTCTCAGGATCGTACATTTAAAGAACAAGTTTCTCGCCCAGCACAAAGACATTTAGAAAAAGTGGTAAACAAGATTATTAGAGAAAAAACAGATATTCTTGAACTTAAGTTTAATGAACTAACCCTAACAGATGAAATTGCACAATCTCAAATTCTTGAGCGCTACGTAAAAACACAGGTAATGACTCCAAATGAGGCTCGTGAAAAGTTAGACTTGCCACAAAGAGCAGATGGCGATGACCCATTTATTATGTCTCCAAGACAGGC